GAGACAGCGGTTGGTGCTGCCAAAGCAGTTCGTAAGAGTCGCTTTGTACGGTTGGACCTATCATCTCATAGTGCTGGTGTTGCTGGTCCATATGGTCTTGGTGTTGCTGATGTATTCAATCTTCGTAAGGTCTATATTGGTGATACATACTCAACAAACAATCGAGAAGTAACATCCGAGTTTAAAATCATTCGAAATGCTGATGACAACATCTATCGTCACTCATTGCTATCATTGAAAGAGGGTAGCAGCCTTACACTCTCAACTGCCGACTTGCTAGTTGTAGAGATTGATTATTTCGAGCATGACCGTTCTGGTGGTATCGGGTTCTTCTCTGTTGATTCATACTCTGTCGATCCAAACGAGTCAACAGCAAATAACACAGCGATTGCTACACCACAGATTCCACGGTTTTCTTCAAAGACCTCACGAAACGTATATGACCTTCGTGACTCGCTTGATTTCCGCCCACGGGTAACATCTGCTGCGAATACAAACGTCACTACAGTCGCTGGTTCAGCAGTCAACCCCGCATTGTCAACTACAGTCGATGTGGATTCAGACGGCTCATATGTACCTGTTCCTGATGAGACATTCAGTTCAGACCTTATTCACTATCTACCTCGTGTTGACCGAGTGGTTATGGGTAAAGATGGTAAGAAGAAAGTAATCAAGGGTATTGCTTCTGATAAACCATTCCCACCAGTTGAACCAGCAGAGTCAATGTCTCTGTCATTGCTAAACATTCCTCCATTCCCATCACTATCACTGGAGAATGCTTACAACTTCATTGACCCACAGACTGAAGGCACTCGTGTTGATCTGGCAGTCAAAGTCAAACCATTCTTCCATCGTCGTTATACCATGGAAGACATTTCAGATATCTCAACTCGGATTGATCGCCTTGAATACTATACTGCTTTGAATGTTCTTGAGAAGGCAGCAAGAGACTTAGCAATCCCTGATGAGAATGGTCTTGATCGTTTCAAGAACGGTATCTTTGTAGATGCCTTCTTCGGTCATAACAATGCTGACTTGTTAGATCCATCATACTTTTCATCTATTGATAAAGTCAGGGGTGAACTAAGACCTAAGTTTGATTCACAGAATATTGACATCTCTTTCAATAGTGCGCTTTCAAGCAATGTCACTAAAGAAGGTAAGCAGGTCAGACTTGATGTAACGGCAAATACCGATTCATATCAAAACGGTGATGTTGTCTATCTTGGTTCTTCGCTTGGTTCCGCAACTGCACAGGGTACAATTCGGACTGTCGTTGCTAACAGTAGTATTGTCAGATTGTATCTACACAATGCAAGCGGTACATTTACCACATCTGCTACTCTGAAGAAAGATGGTTCTGCTGATACTGCAACTACATCAACGGTTCAGAATGCTACTCCTGGTGATTTGGTAACTCTACCTTATACTCATCAAATCCATATCGACCAACCATGGGCTTCCAAGACTATCAACCCTGTCGGTGAACTGACGTTCAACTGGGTTGGTAATCTAGACCTGTTCCCAGAGGCAGATCATTGGGTTGACACAACAACTCAACCAGACGTACAGTGGGATCTTGACCTTGCTTCGAACTGGCAAACCCTAAAAGATGCATGGGGTACTAACTGGAATGAGTGGAGTGATGATGGTGACCCTAGAGAACTTAGCAGAGAAGTAAAAGGTGTTGCTTTCGTAAGGGGTGGCACTGGCTCACTGGGTAATAATCTCGAAGGTTCACATAATGCTATCGATGATGTTATTGTAACAACTGCTCAAGATCAGGTTCGTACTGGTACTCGGTTGAACGTCGATGTATTTAATCGCACTCAAAAGTCTGGTCCATTCTTAACTCGCACTGATATCGTACCATTCATGCGGTCACGTCTAGTTCAGTTCCGTGCTACAGGCATGAAACCAAACACTCGTGTATTCCCATACTTTGACGATATTCTAGTCAATGATTTCGTTGCACCCACTACTAAAGAGTTTGCAAACACAGCAGGTCTTGGTGCTTCACTAGAGACAAATGCAAACGGTGATGTATTCGGTGTCTTCGTTATTCCTAACAATGCATCATTGAAGTTTCGTCAAGGTGAGCGTCCATTCAAACTGGTTGACATTGCTAATACAGCAACACAGACTGGTACTGAGACAACTTCTGCTGTCACTAACTACACCTCCGTTGGTCTAGCAAGTTCACAGCGTGGCATCACATTCAACACTCGTGAAGCAAGAGTGTCACAGGATACTGTTAGCGAGCGTCGGACAACTACTTCAAAATTCAGCGGTCTACAGGCTCATCAAGATCCAGTCGCACAGACATTCCGTGTTGGTGACTATGAGTTTGAAAATCTAGACTTTGCTGACAGCCCATTCGGTCAAGGTGCTGATGGTTTCTTCATCTCCTGTATCGATCTATACTTCCAGCAGAAAAGTTCAACGTCTGGTATTGCTATTGAACTCCGTGAAGTTATCAACGGTCAAATCACTGCTATTCGTGTACCATTCGGTTACAAGCGTGTCGCACCAGAAGATGTGAATATCTCTGATACTGGAAACGCACCTACACCATTCTACTTTGACCAGCCTGTATATCTACGGGGTGACACAGAATATGCATTCGTCGTGAAACCAGACGGTTCAAACCCAGACTATCGTTTGTGGATTGCACAGTTGGGTGATACAGATACTAACTTTGGTGCTATCATCGACCAGCAACCAGCAGTCGGTATGTTGTTCACATCTGCTAACGATAGAACATATACACCAAGACAGAACCAAGATATTCAGTTTACTATCTGGCGTGCAAACTTCGATAATACCTTAACTGGTAGTGTTGTCTACACCAATGACAATGACGAATATCTAAATGCTACGCAGTTCTCTGGCACTCGCTTCAATATCGGTGAGAAGATCAGAGGTGAGGCAGTCGTTCTCATGACTTCCAATGCTGCTACGATTGCAGTCAACGATACGGTCACTATCGGTTCTAACACTGGTAAGGTTCGGAAGTTGGTAACAACGACGGCTACACCAACTATCAAGGTTGACATGAAGGGTTCTATCGCAGATGGTTCCACTATCACCTTTGCTAATGGTGCTGGTACATTTACTGGTGTAGTCAATACCTTTACACCAAACACTGCTACTGGATTTATTCAATACTATAATCCATCTGGTAATGAGATTGTTGCCAACAACTCATCTGGTAACTTTACATCGAATACGACTATTGATGATGGTTTCTATCGTGGTCAGGTCAGTAATGCTTTCGCACAGGTCTATAGTTTGAAAGATTACAAATACGATGTACTCGTACCTAAACTATCCTTTGCTAAGTATGTTGACACAGATATTACATGGTCAGCAAATACCACAGCAAACAACTATGCTATCTCACAACAACAGACTGCCATTGAAGCATTTGAGAATAATGACTTTGTGGGTGGTGAAAGAATTATCGCAAGCAGAACAAATGAAGTCAATAACACTGGTAGTGCTAAGACACTTCGATTAAGTGGCACAATGACTTCTGGCTCAGATCGTCTATCACCAGTCGTTGATGTAGGCAGAACCAAGTCAGTTATCCCAGTTCATAATATTATAAATAATGATAATACTGGCGAGTTTGGGAACTTCGGTAACGCCCAATCAAGATATATCACAAAGAAAATTGTTTTAGCGGACGGTCAAGAAGCAGAAGATATCAGAGTAGTTCTGTCAGCATACAAACCAGTCGGTACAGAAATCGACGTTTATGCTCGTATTCAGAACGCTGAAGATCCTGACGACTTCCGTGACAAACATTATACTAAGTTAGACCAAGAGAGTGCTGCGAACACTGTGTCCAGCATTGTCAATAAGGATAACTTTGTCGAGTTGGAGTACGGTTTCCCTTCAGCGAATGCTACCTCTTTGGGTGCATTTAACTTTAGCGGAAACAATAGTGTGGTGAGATATTATAATTCTGCGAATGCTCATTTTGATACATACAAGTACTTCAGTTTGAAAATTGTGCTTCGTACTTCTACTGGTTCCCATGTGGTTCCTAGAGTGAAAGATTTAAGAGCCATTGCGCTTCAGATTTAAGGATAAGAAAATGTATTTGAAAGTAGAAGAAAGTTCCGACCTCGTAAGAGATTCCGAAACTAACGCTATTTTGAACGTGAATAAAACGGCATTACAAGCCTATAAAAGTCGCAAAGGTCAGTTTAAAAAGATTGATAATATGGAAGAAAAGATTGAACACCTGGATAATCGTTTACTAAATATTGAAAATCTACTTCTTTCGCTCAAAAATAAATTGGATAGCAATAGTTAAAAAAGAAAGGTAACTATCATGGCAACACCTTCAGCAGTCTCAACTCAATTAGCGGCATTGACAAGTTCAAATACCGTTCTACAAATGATGGGTGATATTAACTCACTCAAAACCTTATCAGCACTTGCTTCAGATTCATCTTCAAAAGCAGACTTGGCAAACACTAATGCCTACATCGCTTCTGTTGCCGCTGCTGCTGGTACTGGTGACCTAGCAAATACTAACTTGGCAATTGCTAATCTAAATACGAATTTGACTGCCACTAATACAGCAATTCGTGGTATCATTGACACACAAGAAGCAAAGCAAGCCGCAGACCTTGCAAACACTAACTCTTCTATTGCTGGTGTATCAACAACTGCTTCTGCTGCACTTCCTCTCTCTGGTGGTACGATGACAGGTCAACTAGTTGTTCACAGCACTGGCATTCAATTCAGCGATGCAAGCACGCTAACCACAGCACCAAGTGCTGGTATCACAACGGGTAAAGCCATTGCTATGGCAATCGTGTTCGGTTAAGGAGAAACAAAAATGGCTTGGTATACAAAAGACTATAGTTATCCTGTCCCAAGATGGAAGTTTCCTTTTCGTCTGAAAGATGAGAATGGTAAAAGTTACACAGGTAAAAACGCATTCAACAACCGTGCTAAACTTGGTTGGATCGATGTAGAGGCTCCACCACTATACGACGGCGCTACCGAAAGAATGTATTGGCGTGGTGATGCATGGGTAGTTGATCCAATCCCAGAGAGTGAATTACTAGCAGCAAATATAGCAGCAAATACTGCTGCTTGGGTAAGAATTCGAGAAGTAAGAGATTTCGATCTTTTAAATACTGACTGGACACAAATGCCAGCTTCCGGGGTGGTTATCAATACCATTAATATTTCTTCAAATAATGAAATCAGTTTAGCGGTTGGTGATACAATTACATCTGACTCTATTACAGGTTCCATTAGCAGAGTTGTAGAGGCAAATACATCTGCTGCTATTATTAAAGTTAGTGTAGAAAGCGATATTTCTGAAGGTGCAACTATTACTTTCAACAGTAATGATATGACATTTGACCGTACTGCTGACTCAGTTTCAACATCAGCAGCATATGGTTATCACGATAGTTATACTGATGCTTCTGCTGAATGGGCTACATATCGTCAAGAATTGCGTGACTTACCATCAACAACTGCTAATGCTCATGCTGTTGTTTGGCCAATGCGACCAGAATAATCATAGTAATAAATACCAGACATATTTCTATAAAAGAAGAGGAAAAATTAAATGGCTAATCCAAATATTGTTTCAGTTGCAAGAATTCTTGCCAACACCGTTTCAGGTTCAATTACCACATCAAACACTGTATTTCATTCTAACCCAGCTTCCAGTGGTTCCGTGCATAAGATCAATTCCGTGATCATTGCTAACATCGATGGCACAGCTAATGCCGATTTTGACCTAATCATGAATAATGCTGGTTCAAATACCTTCATGATTAAAACTGTGGTCGTACCTGCTGACTCTACACTGGTAGCATTTGATAAGAATAGTTCATTTTATCTCATGGAGAATTCAAGCATCGGTGGTGCTGCTTCTGCTAACAGTGACCTACAGTTCACAATTTCATTAGAGCAAATTTACGACGCCTAATCCTTTCTTTTAATTCTCTTTGAAGGAGTCGAAATATGTCTAATACAATTGGGTACGATTTAGAAGGTTTTGCTAACAGTTCTGTTACTAAATTAACAGGCACTGATGTCACTGAACTTGGTGGTTCGATATCAATTTATACGCCATTTGATAGTGATATAAATTGTACAGCACATGCGAATCATTTTGGTTATGCTGCTGGTAATGGTGTTCCTCGTGGGAACGCTACTATTCAAACATCTGTCAAAAAATTTGGTACTGGTGCTTTATACCTAGATGGTACTGAGGATACCATTTCATTTCCACCCACAACTATTCCATCTGGAGTATCCGCATTTACAATTGAAGGTTGGGCTTATCATCTTGATTCGAATGCCTGTGATATTTTTAGTAACAACGGTACGCAAACTGATTCCGATAGAACATTTATTCTTCACAGAAGAACTACCAATTATCTTGAAGTCATACTTTACAGCGGTAGCCAAGTCTACATGATTAGCGAAGCTTCTGGAATTTCTAATAATACATGGTATCATTGGGCTGTAACACTTAGTGGAGGTACTCTAAGATTATTCAAAGACGGATCACTTTTAGGTAGCACGTCTGCTGGCAACTTAGATGCTAGTGTTAATGATTTTCATTTTGGCGCAAGAAGACTGCCTATGAGTGATGATTATCATCAACATATGAATGGTTACTTGGATGATATTAGAATATTAAAGGGTACAGCTTCTTACACTAGTAGTTTTACTCCACCATCATCTGCTTTGGGTGTTGGTTCATCTACTTTGTATCTACCACTAGATGATGATTTCGAAAATGATGCCTTGTCTAGTCCAACGACCATTTCAACATCTGTCAAAAAATATGGTGCTGGTAGTTTAGATTTGAATGGTACAGACGAATTCGTATCATATCCTAATTCTAGTGCCTATGATTTTGGAAGCGGAGATTTCACTATTGAAGCGTGGGTATATCAAACTGCTGCTGCTGGTTCTGCTGCTGCTGATAGACATCCTATTGTTGCTAAAGCGCAAGCACAAACTGATAGGAGTTGGCATATTGGTATTGTTGAGTCGAGTGGCGCTCAAGCTTTGCAATTCAGCTTCACAACTAACGGCAGTTCGGCAACGCAATATGAGTTTGGCGGTGATGTAACTATTAATACCTGGCATCATGTGGCTGTGGTCAGAAATGGCAGCACTGTTACTTGTTACCTTAATGGTACAGCCCTTGGTACAACTGGCAATATCGGTACGTCGTCAATTTATGCAGGTTATTCAAATCTTACTGTTGGTTATCGTGGATTGTCTGGTCAATATTTCCAGGGTTACATTGATGATCTTAGAATCATTAAAGGATATGCATTATATACCAGTAACTTCGTAGCTCCAACTTCCGCTGTTGGTACAACCGCAGAAGTATCCAGTACTGTAGTCGAAAGAAAATTCTTATCATCTGTTTGGGATTCAGAAGATGTAAGTGAGAAAATGGCTGATGGTACATGGATTAGAAACGATGCTACTTCTGGTGCTAATCCTGCTGGCGTAGTCGTTCAAGGTGCTGGTCTAGAAGTTTCTGGTCATAGATGGTATATAGCACCACCTGTTGTGATATCTGGAGTTGAAATACTAGCAGTAGGAGCTGGTGGTCAAGGCTCGCACAGCGATCCTCCAGCTGCACCTGGCATTCAGGGTGTAAGCGGTGGAAATACTGTATTTACTCATACAGGTACTAGTGCATTTATTTTAGCACAAGGTGGTGGTGCAGCATCAATATCAGGTGGTGGTGTTGGCGGCGCAGGTGGAGGCGCAGGT